CGCAAGAGGCCTAGCTATACTACTAACTAGTCGTTCAAGGCGATCCCTAGTGGATTCTTTTGAACGACGACTTTATTTAATGTAATTCTACGGTCTAAATAAATCTAGTTAATTTCGGGATTTAACTGATCACACTGATAGAGAACTATCGTGATCGACCCTAGGCTGGAAACTATTACCGAAACAGCCTTTATTTTATAAACTATAAAATATTTTTGGTGAGAGAATTCCATTTAATCACCTCAACACTCTCAAATTAAGTCACACGCGTAAATGCCGAACCACTTAATGATATCGACAACCTTAATTGTTGAATGAGATGATGACTCAATAAAATTTTCTCATTTTAAAATTTTAAATTTTTTATTTTTATTTCTTATTTTTATTATACATAACTATATTATAACACAAATATGTTACATTCTAAAAAATTTTAAAAATTTTTTAATGGTTTGATCGGTAGACCTAAACCACCAAAATGGAAACTTATTTCATACACCAAATGATTAGAAAGTAAATCTTTTATTTTTCTTCTATTAATGTCATTTAAATATTTTTCCTTTTTGTACTTCTTGATCACTTCATCAATGGTTTTACCATCTTTTATCATGATTGAGAAGTCTGCTTGAATGTTACTACCAAACCTGTAGTGACTGTTCAAGAACCCATGAACACTATTAATCAAATCTCCTACATTATTAATCTTGTATATAGAAAATAAATTGTTGATTTTGAAGTCATTCATTACCCCAAATCTGGCATCAGTAAGGAAGTTTAACACTGTTTCAAGTTGATCCAGTGTGTCCCTTAATTGCCATGGTGTAAGCGTGGAAAACAATTTATTCCTTCTAGAGGAAATATTGTTCATATCTAAACCCGCATCTCTAAAACTACCAACCAACTTGTTATTTTCAGAGAATAAATTTATGTCTTCAGTACAATCATTAATCATGACACGTAAAACCTGACACAACTCATGTAGATGATTTAGATGAATCATATCGTACATTTCGTGATTTTGAATAATATTCACTATGGTATTAAAATTTTTTGAAATAACCTCCGCCATAGCTTTATCACCACCTCCACCAAATTCAAATCCCTGAATTGGATAGTCAACTTCCATGTTCGACATCTTAGTACAACTGATTCACATTTACAATTGAGCGTTTGTGTTTGTTTTTCAACAACACATAGTTGAGATCTGACGTCATGACCTGTAATTCCTGATCGGACACTCTCAACTTATCATAATCGAAGAAATCAGTTACTAAATAAGCATACTCCTGCTTGACCCCCCTTCTTTTAGCATGATGAAACCCAGGTACAAGAGCTCCTTTCTTCAACAGTTCAAGAATCCTATCACTGTAATATCTTAGAACGATTCTTTCAACATTACAAGTGCGTCTGGATAAAGAATTTAGAAGTTTGACATGATCACACTTTCTCAATCTTATCAACTTACCGTCATCACGCTTCCAAACCAGGTGAGAATTAAGGTCTCCCATACTGTTTTTGCTTGTACAAAAGGATATACCCATTTGGTAAATAATTAACTCTGCTTGACCAGCTGAAAACCCCTTATCAACATAATGTTTCACACATTTTGAAAAAATATCCTCTATCTCAGTGTGGTAGAGCTTGAATCGTTCTACAGCCTGGATATTAGATTTAACATTTTCACTCAAATCTGTGACATCAGATGGTTTTATTGGAGTCTTATTCTCTGGAAATGGTGGAATCGGGTTAGGTGGATCAACACTTCCGCCTGGTTTCGAGTTGTCATTAGGTTTGGGAACATCTGGTTTTTGCTTCTCCGGTTCAGGTTGAGGGATTGGTTTCTTTTCAACCTCAGGTGGTAGATCATCATTAGGTTTTGGTATTGGTTTTGGTGTCGTGTCCTCTTCTCTGATATTGAAATCGGATACGTTCTTAATGTTCACGAGTTCCAACGGTCTGCCTATCTTCATGTTCATCGCATCATTGGTATTTAGATTCAACGTATAAGTCCTGATGGATTTTGGTTGAAACTCATTCCCATTCAATGAGATGCTTTGGAACACACTTTTGAATCTCACAAAATCAGTTATATACAATTTTTTACGATCAAAAGTCGTGTCACCGATTGGGTAAGCTAAAGATAAGGCCACATCAGTTGGTCTATACACACCCTTTATTTTTATGTATCTGAAACCATTAACAGTCAGTATCCAATCTCCTCTCTCCTTCTTCAAATTTATACTTTGATTAACTCCAACCCTAAGTGCTCTAGGTGTTCCTATCACATCATAAGCGTTACTCCATGTTTTTCCTCCAGCTTGACGGAATGTATGCGATTTGACATCATTGAACTTAAACTCATAGACTAGATGACCATCAGGTATGGTTATTTTTATCTGAAAAATGAATTTGGAATTATTTACTTCAGCTGAATGTAAGTAATTGAAAGTTAGGTCTTCTATGTCTAAGATGCTCATACCATGACTCTGACACCACATATTGTTGTCAGCTCTTATCATGATCTGGCCATCAACATCTTCATAAAAATCCTCTCTATCCATTATTTACTGCAACCCCCTGGTGCTAGTTGAGATACGTTATAATACTTCCTCTCTTGACTTGATCCTTTCAAAGCCTGGCACTTCATCAACAGATTTGCTGCCAAATCATCATCAGAAATGTTTATAAGAGAACCATTAACGTAATCAGCTGGTAATGCCCAATATTGAGACAAAACTCCGTGTTTGGCTTGAAGATGATAATCACTCTTGACCTTACCAGTGGCTTTCAGAATTTCAATGTCAGCTTCATGTTTTCTAGCATATTGTCTAAACGGATTTGCAACATGAGGTAAATTACCCTTTATGTAATCCATAAATTCAGATGTTTTCCAGCTGTACTTCTGCCCTTTGATCTGCAGTGTGTTACTCAAATTGCGCTGCCTTGAGTTCTTCAAAGAAGTGCTTTGAGTTAACCAACTCTGCACTAAACTGACATAAAATGCTAAAAATTCATCAGCAGTTGGTTCACCGTCAACCTTCTTGAATACGAACTTCCTTGCAAAATCTCTCATACAAGTTTCGAATTTCATCTCATCTTCTTCTGTCATGACATCTCCTCTATTTGAGTAAACAACAATGTCACCCAATTTCTCAGGATTCATGTGTTCTGATGTCACCAAGTCTTTTACACTTAAATTGGTCATTTTCTCCCCCCCCTCGCTTTCTCTTTTTACATATTCTTCCAATATTTGTTCATCTTGATCTTCCTCTTTTTTGTTTTCTGCGTTTTTTGTTTCTTTGCTATCACCCATCACTATTTATTATTTATGTAAACACTGCAAACACTATTTCAAAATTGTTATTATCTTTTTGAGTATAAAATCAGTTTTGAATTGTGATGGGTTTAAGTAATCTAACCTATCGGCTAACGATTAATTAAAAAACTTGGGCAGTAGAGTGAACCAATAGACACATTCAAGAAATTCTTTCAAGTCTATGTCATCTAATTCAATCTGATTCTTGTCCTCTGTGAACTTCAAGAGTTTTTCATTTATCAGACGTAAAACAGCCAAAGTAGTTCCACCAGCAGACCATTTTGCTTTTTGATAGATGGAATAATGTCTCTCGACTTTATCCTCTCCGTACTTCTTGATCAATTTCGTAAGATCCATGTATGAAATGCACACTCGTCTCTTTCTGTGTTATTCGACTTATGCTCAGTCATCAGACGGAGTGTACGATAGGATGTCTCTTCATCACGACTAAGACTTTGAATCGTTAATAGTTTGAAGAAGTCAAATCTCATCCAAGGTACTATTCCTGGTATTGTACTGAACAAACCGGGTCTGAATCCTGTCAATCGAAATAATCTGACAGCTCTATTACCTCTCAAGTTGGCCCACTGACGAATTATGTTGTTGCAATTGAATTGAGGATCAACTCTTCTCACACAATTCTTTATGTGACTGTTGAGATCTGATGAGATGAAGGATATCGTTTTACCATCTACCTTGAATTTGACTGTGTTCCTTTTCTCCCAGTAGTTCTTGTTTGTGGTTAGTTTACCAAATAAGAATAATAACATATCTAGTATCAATTGTCGATTGTCTATCCCAAACTTTTTGAAGTATGAGTGGAACCCTTCACACACAACTTCATCAATGTCTTCCGGCAATGATGCTGAGTTGCTTAATGGTGGCGGTATATCACTCATTCTCAAATAGTTGGAGAGAGATATCGGCTGACCTAGGATATCTACAACGGAATCTTTTGGCATTTTTATGAACAAAGCGTCTTCGTCCAAATTATTACTAATAAGGAACACATCCTTAATGAATCTCTGGAAGTCTTTGTCTAATTTTTTAATTGCCGTAATATTATCTGCAAAACCCCTACTATTTACAGTTAAACTATCAAACTCTCTCATAAATTTTGCTAGTACTAAAGGGTTATCCTTAACCACTTTGATCTCTGGACTCTGTACCATGGACTCAAAATAAACATCAAAGAACCTCTTATTCACATTTATTTTTGCTTGACCAGATTTTGAATTTATCAACCTGACATAATCTTTGAATGCTTCCACGCATTCTCTGAATAAGTCATTGTTGGACACACCTTCTCCCACAACTGACGCATCAGTAGCAGTTGGTATATCAAACCCCTTAATTTCACCTGATAAAAATTCATCAATGGGTATCAATCGTCCTTGTGAGTTACAAACTCGATACAGAGTAACGAGTCTTGACTTACTCGAGTTAGGATAAGCTGCATTGATGTCATCTTCTGTGAATAAACAACCCAATGATTTATTATCAGACAGATAATCATTCATAGACTTATCTAAGTATGTGACCCACATTGCTAGATATTCTTTCCAATTATCCGTCGTAAACAAGGATCCTGGTTGGTAGGCCAATTTCTTCAACAGATCTGGTTCTACTTTATTGAAATATATGTACAACAATTTTACGACACTCTTATCATCTTCATTTACAAAGTGGATCTCTCCAGCGACAGATCTAAATTGCGAGTCAAAAACCATTGGACCAGTCCGTGATATTGACTTGTAATTTGTTGAATTTTCCACTTGATAATTTTTCTCCATATATTTGATAAGTGCTGCCAATTTGTCATCAACGTTTAAACGTTTAAACAACAGTTGGAAACACATTTCTAATTTGGAGCTATTTTTTAGACTCACCATTGTGTTTTTACAAAAGGAAAGTTATTTATTATTTCTATCAATTCTTGAATATCTTCTGTATATATAGTATCTACTTGACCTTCAAACAAACGATTATCAGAACAATAATATAAAGAAAACCCACAATTAAAATAATATAAGACTATCTTCAGACCCATTCATTTATTCTTAAAATTTTTGTTCAAACCTACCAACGTTGAGTACAACTCTTTCGTAGATGAAATGTTATTCAACTTTGTTTCAAAAATCGTTGGCGTCTTCACATAGGTCAGTAGATGTTTGAGGTCTGGTTTGAAGTGACTTAAGATGGCTATCAGGGTGGCAGTCTCATCCACATTCGACAATTGAGTGAGGCTGAGATCCAATTTTTTGATACTCTCAGTCAAAGTGAAAGTGTTAGGCAAGACTGTTTCCTTACCAGTTGTTTTATTTTTCACTGACAGCTCAAGGATACCATCCACATTGTATTTATACAAATACTCTATGGTGTCTCCCACATTACAATATAAGCTTGACTGCATCCTAGCACTTATTAACCAATCATTGTACAAGATGAACGGATCTGAACCTTCATAAACGTTCAAAATAGTACTGTAATGGCTCTTTATTTTTTCTTCCTTTTTATATGTATAAGGGATAGCCATAGGTTTTCTGATAAGTATACTAGGGTTACAAAAGAAGCTGACATCCATGAGTGGGTGAGAGTTACAATCGATATATGTCATGTTACCCGTGTCCTCTTGAGCATGAGACATTGAACATCCAAAAGACACGGCAGATCGCAGATCTTTGTCAACAATACACTCGATCTTATATCTAATGGCAAAGGCTTTGACATCCTCCTGAATTTTCTTCAAAAGAGATGACCCTCCCACTAGAAATAATGCACCCGAGCTTACTTTATTTCTGACGACCATGTTCTCTAATATTCGAAGACTCCTATCAGAGAACGGTTGGATGCATGAATCGAGCTCTTCTCTCGTTAACTTGACGGTCATTAACTTCCCCTTTTCATCTGTCACATTGAATGACTCCCTACCGCTTGAATTGGCTTCTTCTTTTATGTTGGCCAGGAAATCTGCTGACAATGGGAATTTTAAGCTGTATTTCTTTATAATATATTCTGAAATAGCCCTATCAATATCTCTCCCACCTAAGAACGAGTCGCCTTCAGTGTCAGCT